ATGAATACCAAGCTGCCTGAGCAAACAATGTACTTTGCCATGGTCGCAATGAAACTGGCTCGAGAAGGTCACTCTCATAAGACCGACAATCTGCTTGATGCGATGGCCTATATGCAGGCGCTTGAGAACCTTGAAAACAAGCAAGATGTTTCTGAAAGCAAGTAACGCGCCAGAGGCTTTTGAAAAAGCCTTTGACCTCATCCTTTCAGACGGTGAACCAAACGAGAACACGCAGCGCGTGACCGGTGTTCTTTTTGAAATTGTAAACCCGCTTGACTACGCGTCAGAGAGGTGGCCAAAATGGCGCAACTGGTCTCAGCGATATGTTGAGCTCGAATGGCAGTGGTACGAGGCTGCAACACGTGACCCTTCAATGGTTGAAAAAGTGGCCAAGATTTGGACTGGCATGAAGGACGAAAATGGCGAAGTCAATAGCAACTATGGTTGGCAAGTCCAGCGTGCTGAACAGTGGTCTCGGTGCGCCCACGGTCTGGCTGAGTCAATTCTCAGCGGGGCCGGGACGCGAAAACACGTCCTCACAATTTACGACGGCAAGGAAAAACTGAGCTACAAATATGACACTCCGTGCACAGTATCATTCACCTTCGTTTTGAAGCGCGAAAGCACAACAAAATTCAGGCTTGATTTACACACGCACATGAGGTCAAACGATGTTTGGTTTGGCCTGTGCAATGACTTGCCAGCCTTCGCGCTTTTCCAGGTCAAAATGGTTCAATCCATTCAGGACAAACTCATTGACCTTCACAATGGTCAAGCAAGCAATTTTCGAATTTCTGTGGGGCGTCACATGCACTTTGTTGACGACCTGCATTTGTACAACAATTTCATGAACAAAAAAGATGAAAACATTTGATGAAGTAATGACCGAGCAGGCGCGAATTCAAATTCGCCACCAGGGCATTGACCCAAGCCGCATGAGTATCACAGAACGAGCCGATGAAATCATGAGGCAGCAGCAGTATCTTCTTGATGAAATCACAGAGGTCCTCACAGCTCTTGGTGGACCGTATGAAAAAGCCTCCTGGAAAAAGTGGAAAGCCAACCACGAAAACCTACAAAACATGGGGCTTGGAGACCTTCAAGAATCAGAGTTTCAAGAGGTCATTGAAGAGTGTGCCGACGTGGCAATTTTTGCCATGAACATTTTTGCTCTTTGTAGTGTAAACCCAAACGCACTTTTGCAGGTCATTGACCGAAAGCAAAAGGTCAACCTGCAACGCTGGGAAAGTGGTTACTGATGGCAAAATCGAAAGCCGCGCTTTCAAGTTGCACGAAAGACTTTGTTGTTCTGTACAAAGGCAAGCGCGTTTGGGGTCCGCATACCCCTTACGCCTGCATGAATTGGTATCACACAAAAGATGGAAGACCCATGCACGACCAGGATGATTTCAAAATAGTTCAGAGGCCCTTGATTGCTGCCCCAGTGGATTTGCTTATCAAGGATGAAACGGTGTTGACCACGGCCGCCAGAATGAGCCACGTCAATCCCCTGTATGGGGAGATGGAATACATGAACAAATGTTTTCGCAATCCTGAGACACCAGAACAGAAAAGCATGGCCTCTCGTTTCTCTGGCGTGATGGCTGAAATGCAGGTGTGCGAGTCAATGCACGGGGTCTTCACGGACAGCTACAAAACCGTCAACCCGGATAAGGGGTGGGACATGGAAATTTTAGATTTGAAAGTTGACGTGAAAAGCTCTTTCTGGTACCCTGACTCTTGGAGCATTTCAAAGAAAAAATACGAGAGTGATATTTTGCTTTTCACTACAGTGCACATTGAGCCTGTTCGCAAGGTTGTCCTCAGAGGTTTTCTAACCCCACGTGAACTTGTTTACTGTGACCGAATCAAGCAAATGTGGCGCGTAACAAATTCAAAAATCAGGCCTCTCCGAGAATTGTCTATTTGAACAAACGAACGACAAAGACAGGGAATGCTTGTGAAGCACTATTTTTGCCTCACACATGAGCATCCTCACTAGAATCTTTGGCGGCAAAACGGAAGAACGTTCATCGAGCGTCAACCCCGCGCTGTACTTCAACGGGATGGGAGCCAACACAAGAGCTGGTTCTTCAATCACTCCTGACGAGTCTTTGAAGCTCACCACGGTCTATGCCTGTGTGTCAAAAATCGCGCAAACTGTGGCGACCCTGGAAAGGTCTGTTTTCAAAACAAGACCTGCTGGACGAGAGATGATTTCTCACCCGGTCACACAGCTCCTCACACACTACGCGGACGCACACACTTCAGCCTTTGATTTTTGGGAAAAAATCGTTTCAGATTCATTGCTGTACGGCAAAGGATATGCGTACATTGAAAGGTCCGGTTCCAGGCCCACTGCTTTAATTTGGTTGCCAGCGCAAAACGTTGAAGAAATGGACGCACCTGACGGTGCAACCGTTTACCAGTTTTCACCGGAAAAAAGTGGTCGAGTAAAGGCCAACACGTTCAACTTTCTTGAACAGGAAATGGTCGTGATTTCTGCTTTTCGTGGATTGAGCCCAATTGAGTATCACAGGGAGTCTCTTGGTTTGTCAAAAGCTGCTCTTGATTTTGGGGCCAGTTTCTTTGGCTCTGGAGGCAACTTGAGTGGTGTTCTATCTGTTGACAAGGCTTTGACTGATGAGCAGTTCATGGCACTCCAAAACGCTTGGCAAACGAAGTACCATGGGAAGAGCGGTCAACACGCAACCGCAATCCTTGAACACGGCATCAAGTACGACCGCATCGGCATTCCGCCGGACGACGCTCAATTCATTGAAACCAGAAAAATGCAAGCGAATGAAGTCGCGCGCATTTTCAATGTTCCAGCCGCACTGGTTGGTCTTGAAGCAAACGTTTCATTCAGCAATGTTGAGCAGCAAAATATCTTCTTCGCTTCGTACACAATTGCGCCTCTTGTGAAGCGCATTGAAAACGAGTTGAACAACAAACTTTTCACAGAGCGAGAGCGCAAAACAGTTGAGGTCGAATTTGACATGGCTTCACTTCTCAGAGCAGATGCCGTAACGCGTTCAAGCTACTATTCAACGATGCTCCGCGATGGCGTCATGACTATCAATGAAGTTCGAAAAATTGAAGGTCTGAATCCAACCGAAAACGGAGACACTCATTTCATTCCACTCAACGTCATTCCTCTCAGCAAAATGGAGAGCTATGGCGACAAAATTTCAACTGAATAACCATGGCCGTTCACTACTACAATTTGAAAGTAATTTCATGCCGCGATGGCGGAAACCCCAATATCACCGGGGTAATTACAAATTCCGTTTCTGGAAGAGCTTCCTGGAACTTTCTTTTCACGTCAACAGACGTCACAGGAACCGCTGCAAAAACGGAATTTTTGACTGCCATGGATGCGTCTATTGACAACGCCCCGGAGCATATTAAACTTTTGAAAAAAAGTGGCACAGGTTCGCTCAACGCGGCTCTCAATGTTTCGGCAACCCCCACAAATGATGGTGTCGCAACTTCAGGCCCATGGTCTGAGCGTGTTGGCAAGGATATGTTCCGCTATGAAATTGGCGTGTCAACAACGTCCGCGGCTGACGCTGTGACAAAGCGTGACGCACACAACCTTGCTTGATGAGTTTTTCTGGCTACCCTCAAAGCGCTACAAATGCCGCAAAGCGAGCATTGAAATTTAAGAAGGACAACGGTTCTTCTTGTGGCACTCCTGTGGGCTGGCAGAGGGCAAACCAACTTGCTTCTCGTGAAGCACTTTCTTTGAAAACTGTGAAGCGTACTTTCAGCTTCCTTTCACGTGCAGAGGTTTACGACCAGGGACGATTCACAGACAAGGACGGAAAACAAATTTGTGGCTCAATCATGTACGCCGCATGGGGAGGTAAAGCCATGCGAGGATGGTGCAACAAAATTATTGTTCAAGAGGAGGCTCGAGCTGCGTTAAATCAGCAGGCTCAAGCAACGTTGAAAAACAAGGTTGAAGAGCACAACGAAGACCACGGAGATACGCCAAGAAAGCGAGCCACTTTGGGGATGCTTTCTGCGGTGTACAAAAGAGGCATTGGCGCGTACAAAGGAAACCCTCAATCGGTACGCCCCACGGTTAAGTCCCCGGAGCAGTGGGCTTTTGCCCGGGTCAACTCGTTTTTGTATGCTTTGAAAAACGAAAGATTCAGAGGGGGAAAACATGACACAGACCTTTTCCCGAAGGGTCACAAACTATCATCCAGAAGCATGGAAGACAAGAAAGAAATCAGAACTTCAACAGGCCTCGAGGTCCGCTACGTAAACAACGACGACGAAGACAAGCGCACCTTGACCGGTTACGCCATCAAATTTGGTGACGTCACAACCATCGGCGACCAGTTCAGGGAGCAAGTGAATTCACGCGCTCTCGAGGGTGTTGATATGAGCAACACGTATGCTCTTTTCAATCATGACTGGTCGACCCCTTTGGGAAGGGCCGGCCGCAATATGGATTTGACAATTGACGACACGGGTTTACGTGTTGACATTAAGCTACCAGAAACAACCGCTGCGCGGGACCTTTCTGAGCTTGTCAAAAACGACATTGTGGGAGGTATGAGTTTCGGCTTCACAATAGCTGACGACACATGGACCAGGAATGATGAAGAAATGCCATTGAGAACAATCAATCAAATTGAAAGATTGTACGAAGTGACTTTCACCCCTGTGCCGGCTTATCCCACGACCGAGGTTGCTCTCCGCAGTATGGAAGCAGCTACGACCGAAGAAGACACAAAAGAAATCCTTCAGGAGATAAATGGAGACCCTGTGGAGGCTCAAACCACATCACCTAGCTCCCAGCAAGAGGAGCAGGACACGGAGCCAACCACGGTGCCCCAAAACGCTTCAGAGGATAAACCCCTCGCTTTTACAAAGGTGGACGCCCTCAAATTTTTGTTGGACCACCAGAAATGAATGCGAGTTTTTTGAACCCTATAAACCCAGGAAACGTGAATTCAATTGAAATCATGGACAAGCGGGATGCTGCGCTCGAAGAGCTTCGCAATTTGGTTAACGCTAAAAGCGAGGAATTCACACAGGAGCAAAGCATTAACGCACAGCAAATCCGCGACGGCATTGCCGCCCTCGACGTGGAACTTGCTGACCAAAAGAAAAAAGAGGAGGCAACCCGTTCCAATCCCATCCCCCAATCCCGTAACGAGATGAAAGACATTTCTCAACGCTACTCTCTTGGAAAGGCGGTCAAAGAGCTCGCCACAGGTGGGCAGTTGACAGGTCTTGAACTTGAGATGCACCAAGAGGCTCGAAATGAGTCAGCCGCACTCGGCATCAATAACACCGGAAACCTCTCAGTTCCGTCCATGCTTTGGCGTGACAATACTGTGGGCACAGGTACAGGTCTCACGCAGACTGCAACCTCAGGCCAAATTGTCCCAGACATTGTTTCGCAATTGCGTCCTGATTCTGTAGTTGAAAAGCTTGGAGCAACGGTTTTCCAGGCCAGTGGTTCTGTGGTGATTCCTGTGCAAACAGACCACATTGATGCAGCCGCAACAAACGAGGCAACAGCCGCAACTGAAAGCGACTTTGACATTGTAAACAAAACTCTGATTCCAGAGCGCGTTGCCGCTGTCAACGAATACAGTATGCAGTTGCTTGCTCAAAACATCAAAGCAATTGATGCTTTTGTTGTGCGAGACATCAACCGTGAAATGGGCATCGGAGTCGACAACAAGATTTTGACAAAGTTTCTTGGTGATTTGACTGCAGACGCAACGACCGCTGACGAGTTTGCAATTGCAGATTTGCCAGCCCTCATGGAGGAGGATTTGCTTACAGCAAATGCAATGGTTGGAAGCGCAAAATTCTTGATGCATCCTAAGGTTCTTCGCAACTTGAAGCGTGCTGCTTTGGACGCTGGTTCTGGCAAGTTTGCCGCAGAGGGACAAAGCATCTATGGCTACTCCGCTTTGGTGACCACAAACAAGATGGCCGGTACCGAAGCAATCTTCGGAGATTTCGCAGATTTGGCAATCGCATATTGGGGCGGAGTGGACGTGCTTGTGGACCCATATACCTCCGGGGCCAAAGGACTTGTGAGGGTCATTGCAAACTCGCACTGTGACGCAGCCGTGCGCCGCACTGGTTCCTTCTCGTACCGCACTGCATTGAACAATGCAACCAACTTCAGCTAATAGCTAAAGTTTTTTGAAAACTCGAAAGGCCCTGACCCGCTAGGGTTGGGGCCTTTTATTTTAACCAAACGCATGAGACAAACGATACAGGAAACGGTCACAGAAAACAACATTGTGAACACGCTCACGACCGGCGTGATTGAAAGCCATTTGCGCGTGACATATGCAGACGATTCAACCTACATTGATGCTCTTGCGTACGCGGCTCTTCAGGCCATGGAAAACGAAATTGGCGAGAAGTTTGGAAGCATTGCCGTTGTGGCTTACAATAGCGAGTTCACATACAGCTTCACGTTGCCATATGAGGCGGTCAGAATGGGTACACTCACGGTCAAATACTACAACGAGTCGGGAGCGCTCACAACCATTGATGGCCAAGGCGTACAAAAGAGCCTGGCTGGCTACCCTACGGTCGTTGAAATTTCACGTGATTTCAAGCCTACTGGAATTGCAAAAGACAACGCCAAAGCCATGCAAATTTCCTTTACTGTTGGGGCAAAATCGGTGCTGCCAAAATCACTACAACAAGCAGTGCTTTTAATGATGGGGCATTTGTACGAAAACCGTGAGGCCGTTATGAGCGGAAAAGTGGTTGAACCACCCCTTGCTTTCAAGTACCTTTGCAGCCAACACAAGCGGCCTTCAATTCGACAGCCTTACAACCCCGAATTCATTGTGCGATGATTGGTGCAGGCAAGCTTGATAGAAAGGTCGTCATCCAACGCCATGGAGACAGCCAAGACGCGTTCGGTCAACCGATTGAAACGTGGACAGATTTGAAGACCGTTCCTTGCCAGTGGAAAGTCCTTGCTTCAACGTCTACAGTTGAGCAAATTATGGCGGACCAGGAGCAAGATAAAACCGTTGCAGAATTCACCATTCGTTACTACAGTGCATTGAGCACTGGGCACAGATTCAAATTTGAAAATGAGGTCTACAAAATTGTGAGAATTGCGGAGCGCGGGCGCAAGCGGTATCAAATCGTGATGGCTTATGCTTTGAACTCCGATATTCTTGATTGATGGCGGACATAATTCAACTTGATATGCGAGGCCTTTCAAAGGCCATGGAACTTGTGCGTTTGAGGGGCGGGTGGAAAGCAAAACGCCGCCAGCTAAACAAGGAAATGCGGCGAGCTATGAGACCAGCCTACAACCGTATGCGAGCACGTGCTCCAAAGGGTCCAACAGGCAACCTCAAAAAGTCGATTGCAACAACAGCTTTCATGACCTTTGACAGCATCAACATTCGGACTGGTCCAAGGCTTCGAGGTCGTCGCAAAGCTGCATATGCGCACATCGTTGAATTGGGTTCAAAAGGAGGCGTGAGAACGGTTAAAAAACCAGGCTCAAAAGGCTTTCGAATTGGAAGGCGTTTCACACAGTCAATCAAACACCCTGGAACGAAGGGACAATTCTTCATTCAATCCACGTACCAGGATTCTATCAATACGGTCGTGCCGCGAGCTCTTGCGGCAATCCGAAAAACATTCAGAGTCTAATGCTTGACCTCGTATACAAATTGCTTACAGATGATTCTCCAGTGGTTGGAGAAGTGGGCACAAAAATTTACCCCTTCATCAGGGAGAAAGCAACCACCATGCCATCAATCATGATGGACTTCGTTTCAACTCAATTCTCAACTCCTAAAGACAACGCTTCAAAAGGCGACATCTACCAGGTTGAGGTGTACACGTACGCGGACACGGCCACGGTTGCGATGAGAACTGGCAACAAGGTTCGAGCTGCTTTGGTCAACAAAGCAGGCACGTACGACATGACCGGAAACGG